AGAATGACTTGGGATTGGCACTGGATTGGTTCGTTTAAAGGAACTCCCTTTATATGGGGGGACTTTAGATATAACAGTGGTGACCCCTATAAAAGTTATCGCTTTGGCCCATTGCTAATTCGTGTGTTTATGACGGGGGTGAACTAGGATCGACTGGTGCTAGACGCTACAATGAGGCAACCGAGTGGTTCCGTAAGAACCAACCTTTATAAGTGCTAACAACTATGTTGCACCTTCCCTCGCTGTAGCAGCGTAAGGGACGGGCCTATGGGGGGCCTTGGAACAGAAGGGGGCTTCGGCTCCCACCCTTATTCTCTCTCCAAATAATAATAATGAGGACAACATGAACCGTATTATGGTTATGATTGCCAGCTTGTTTGTGGCTGGTGTAGCAGTGGCACAAGATGCTCCTGTCAGCGTGGGAAATACCTACGTAGAACTTGGTACTACGTTTGAGAACGAGACCATCCTTTCTGTTGGTACTGGGGTAGGCTCTGGTGCTGTATCTGCCTATGGTGAGCTTTCTGGTTCCACTGATGGCAACTTCCAAGCACGAGCTTACACTGATGCTGAGTTCGGTGCCTTCAAGATTACCCCCGGTCTCAACTACCATTGGGGTGCTGATGGTGGCGACCTTGTAGGTTTCGGTGAGAACAATGAGTGGGGTGATGTAACAGCAGACCTTGAGGTTTCTGTTAACCCCGGTATCGTAGGTGGTGAGTATGCCTTCGCTAACACCTCTGTAGGTCTTGATGGCTGGTCCCTTGACTGGAACGGTGGTGACTTTGGTGTAGGCTACAAACTGGACCTAGCTGAGAATGTCTACGTAGATGGCCGGGTAAGCTGGTCCTACGATGACCAGTTTGAATCTGGTGACCGTCGCTTCATTGCAGGGTTTGGCCTTAAGTTCTAAACCTCCCTAAATTTAGGCACAAAAAGACCCCCGTAGGAATTAACCTGCGGGGGTTTTAGTTTGTTAAGCTAATCAAAGATTAGGTTTTAAGTGCAGCTTCTACGAAGCAAACACGACTAATCTACTTCTTTATTAACAGTGTTTTGATTAGCCACCCTATAGGATTAAAGATGGTCCGTAGTATCTCACCGGGAGACGGTAACATCCAACCCAATATCAACAGTCCTAATAACATCCAGTTAGTCTGTGTGATGTTTACAATCCCGGCTATAGGGGCTGCTGCACCACTGACTTCTGATAATATCTCCGTAGCCTGTTCAATCTGAGGATTACCTGTAGATTCCGCTAGGATTGTAGCTCCTTTGGTCACCAAGCCTAAAGAAGCACAGCCACTCAGAAGGAACACGACTGCGAAGCTGGCTGCGAGGAATTTAATTATTGTCATAGGACCGTCTCCGTAGCAGTTCTTCTAGGTGCAGGATTGTGGCCTTAGCTTCTGCTAGTGCCTCCCTGAGTTCTGCTATCTCTCGGAGAAGGGATTCTTTCTGGTAGTTAAGTTTGCCTACTTGTTCGGATAATGTATCAATCTGGTCTTGCAATGTTCTACGAAACTCTGACCGTCTCTCATGCTCTAGGTCCGCTCTGCTTTGTAGGTACTTCCACAAACCCATCGAAGACAGAAGTGCTACTATGATCGGCACCCCCACCATCGTTAACATCTCGACTATCATTTGGCCTCTCCCTAAGCTCAAAATGCGGATAGTCCTTGAAGGTCTTCCAGTCTCCTCCCCAGACTATCGGTATATCTAACATGTCGGATGCTCTCTTCATTGCCTCTGCTATCGGTTCAAAGGCTTCTCTATCCCACCTAACAGGTATTGGTACTAAGTCTACCGCATAACCCTCTAGGTGCTTGGAGTTCATGGTTGTACTAAAACCATTGTTAAAGTAGTCCCTTTGCTCTTCTATGGTCCTAAGACCGTCAGTGACCTCAAAAGGGACTTTAGACATTAGCCTAGCAAGGAACACTACCTCATACAGGTCATCGTGTATCTCGCTAAGGTGTTGCTGACTACGTTCAGAGAACTCTTTCTCTTCTGCTACAGCAAACAAGGTGAACAGGGCTACCCAGAAGATGCCCATGAATACTAGGATGGTGGCTCTGGCCATTCTACGTTCCTTGGGTCTGTGGTGTTAGCTGGTAGGTCTCGGAGTTGCTGTCGATATACAGCCCAAGCTGCTGCGTCTACAGGAGCGTCTGGTACTTGGGTCCAGTCTGACTGTTTTAGTAAGTACCTTCGTGTAGACCTGAGATCAATTAAAGCCGCACTTAGTTCTAAAGTTTCTCGCTCTTCAGCAGGAATATCAACTAAAACTCCATTTACAACTCTTTTGTAGGCAACGTCTTCTTGACTAATAAGACTACCTTCTCCCTCTTCCATATTTTGAACAAGGTCAGCTTCTTCGCAAGAAAGAGACCTTTTAATATTACCAGTTTCTGTGTTGTATATAATGTAGTTAGGCACTATCTTTTTAAATCCGTCAATGTTATATTTGCCGCTCTTATTTCGAAGTAACGACTGGCTCCGCCTGTAGTAATGGTTTGAGCAGAGAGTTTATACGTTGCTTGCGCATTGGCAGATGCTGCTGCATCCAAAACAGAACCGCTAAAAGTTGTACCCACACCTGTCATTTGAACGTCCGTCCACCGTTGTATAGTCGTTGTACTACCGTTCTGAGTTCTTTTTAAGACAAAGTCTATTTTTGGATCAGTAGTATTAGTTCCATCGTGACAATACGCATCCCAAGAAATTAACACTTTTGTGCCAACAGGGGTAATAGCCAGTTGTATGAAAGTTACCGCACCATCGTTTGGGGAAACATCTACATAATAGCTTGATGGGTTCTGACCTTGGGGGGGAAATTTGGTGGTTAAGGGGTTAGTAACGCCTCTTCCCTGAATGTCATCTGTTTGTGCAAGTTTAGTATAGGCATTGGCAGGTCCAATTTGTCCTGCACCTAAATCCACACCACCAGAATCAACAGCTTTGACCCAATAAAAATACTGAGAACCTGACGGAAGTCCTGTACCATTATTATCATCTATGTAGGATTCTCCAGTAACATCAACAATATTAGTGGCACCAGAAAAATTATTTGTAGTGTTTCTGTAGACTTTGGTTTCAAAGTAATTGTTGTTTAAAGGGTTTGACCAGCTAACTTTAATTTGTTTAAGGCCGCCACCAGCAGTAAGTCCTGTAGGAGCCGTAGTAGAGTTTACATCTCCACCAACTACAACCTCACCCAAGGCCCCCGGTAGGTTAGTGTTGTCAGACTCAAAGTCTGTGTGGGCATATTCGTCGTAAGTACCAGATGTAGTCTCACGAAGTACAAGGTTTACTTGTAGCTGGTAGTCCTCAACACCAAAGCTCCATGCTACAACCTCGAACAACTTATTAGTCCAACCAAAACGACTATTGGTAATGCTTACATTATCACCTACTTGTAGGTCAAAAGCATTAAGACCAAAAGTGCCAGTAATCGTAATCTGACTACGATTCTTTTCTAGGGCAATGTTAGCCAGTCGTTGAGCTTCTTCTGGATTATCAGTGAATGGTAAGGCCAAGTCCATTGTACTTTCTTGACCACCATCCACAGTGACAAAGTTGTTTGAGTCACTAAGAGGAAGAGTGCTTTTAACCGTAGGATAGTCAGTAAACTGGTAGTTACTTTTAGGGCCTTTAAAAGTGCCTCGTACAGCATTAAAGTTGTCTCTACGAGAGTGTCTTGTGGTCACAGAGATAGGAGACCGTAGATCATCCTCAGTTAGTGCTATAGTAGGTGCTACATACTTACCAGCCTTCATACGCCACTTGCCTTGTGCATACCACAGGTAGCCAGCACAAGAGGTCATAAGCTGTGCAATAACGTCTATAGGAGGCTGAGAGGTGGTCCAAGCACCATTACAGGTGTACTTCTTTGTGTCAACTGTGCCACCCACAATAGTATCACAAGTGTCCGCAGAAGAGTCTACAAGCGTGTCATCAATGTTAGCTGTATCTTCACCAAGGCCATAGTCAGTGTTGGTTAGAAAGTCTCTTACGATAAGTGCGGGGTTGTCTGACCACTCCCAAGTAGCAGGATCAGCAGCATCATGCCCTGCTTCCCGAGGATCATAAACCTTCTTACCCTTGATAAGGGCAGTGACCTCTGGTAGTCCCTCGTCCCATACGCCCTCAGCATACTCAAACAGAATAGCTAAGTGTGCAATACCAAGCAGTCTGTGGCTAGAGGTCCAATCATCACTAAAGTTAGTAATAGATTGCCCGTCTAGGCTTGTGGTGTGTCCACCAAGAACCTCACGAATGCTGAGATATCCATTGAAGGGGTTGATAGCTCCTGTTAGCTCGCTGCCTACATCCGCACCATTTTGGTCTACAGCAAAGACACCAGTGACTGCACCAGTGCTGCTATTGATAGTTCCTACTCTGTAGCTCCCACCAATATAAATCTTCTCGAAAGACTCAATCTCATGACCAGCATAGGCAATGATGCGGCTTAGGTACTTATTACTGTTCGTATTGGCTACACCACCAGTTCCATGAGCATCATCAAAGACTACAACACCACCAACCTTAGTCTGGCCATAGACCACTTGATGATGTAGTGCTGCACCTCTACGGTTGACGTTATAGCCACCAAACTTAGGTTCAGCAGCACTAGGCCCCATAGCACTAGAAAGAGCATCGGCTGTGGCTTGCTTGGCCATATAGCTACTGGCAAAGCCTCCAACGAAGCCAATGCCACCAAGAGCCAAGGCTGCTGGGATGTTGCCAGTCAGAAGGTGAGGGATGGCACCAGCAGCACCACCAATGATACCTCCTACAAGGCTCTGACCCATATCAGTCTCCAATATACTTAGAATAGATGCGCTCTACCAAAGAGAACTTCAGGAACTGCATCAGATTATCGAAAGGTTTATGTACCTTTGTATTAATAGCCAAGACTGATACACCGTCTTCTTTAAGACACTTCTCTGCAAACTGGATTAACTTGATACCAGTGCGACCTTTCCTGTAGTCAGGGTGCAGGAAGATAATGTCATTAGAAGCAAACAGATGGTCTTTGTAGTGCATGTTGTATTGGATGATGACTACAAAGTACCCTACCAACAAGTCACCTTCTCTAGCTGTGAATATCTTTAGTACACCAGCTTGTTCTAAGGTGTGATAGGCGTCCCAGTCTGGGTTTAGTTTAATCTTGTCTTTGTTAAGGGCAATATCTTCCCAATGCTTTTGTATCAGTGGTCGGATGTCGTCCTCAACCGTAGCTAAGAACTCTTGTTGATACTTCATTCGGGTATGGCTCCCCATATAATCTTCTTGGTCTGTAGTCCTACTACAAAATCTAAGCCTTTGTCTGGGTTACCAGTACCATTGGCATTAGGGTACTTCTCTTTTTGGTAAGCAGAAGTATACCGAGTACCAGCAGGACGTTCTAAGGCCACCAGCTTGTTCTCTACAGTCAGGGTAATAGTGCTGGTGTCTGGGCCTTCGTCAATGTTCATCTGGTCCATATAACCAGAAAAGATTTCTACATAGTCTGAAGGAGCATCCATCACACCAAAGTAAATCTTACACTCTCGTCCTTGGTATGGTGTGTTAAGAGCTTGAATAAACAAAGAGCCAGCAGAGTTATCAATACCACTGAGGGAAATAGTAGCCCCCCTAGCGGAAATATCTCCGGTCTCTTCGATAGGCTCAATCTGTAGGAACTCTCCTGCACCAGCATAAGCCTTACTGTTAATGGTCTTCGTACCGATACCATTCCAGAGATACACTTGGTTAGGAGAGTCAAACAAAAGGTCAATAGCAAAGAACGGCTGAATAACATCAGCCGCCAATGCCGTTGTAATTGATGTTGGTAGAGACCTACTCATTTGAGTGCAGTCTTAGCCGTTACTCGACCGTAGACAGCCAATGCACCACCACCTACAGTGATAGCTTGCATGATAAGTTCTACAATCGTACCCTGAAGCTCAGGGGTTAGTGGGATACCAGTAGAAGACAGGGCAGAGGAGATAAGCATAACAACTACACCCCATACAGTCTTAGACATCCACCATTGTTTTTGGTCCAACATAGTAATTCTCCTTAGTTAAAGTTCTTAACTTCATCCGGTGTAGCATCCACAACAGACTGTGCTGCTGCTCGCTCTTCAGTGTCCCGAATGATCTCTGGGTTATCTACAGTCTCAACAGTAGGCTCTGCTTCTGGGTCTTCCTCATTGTAGACAAGGATTTCCACAGTAGCCGGAAGAGGCTCAACAGCGGTCTGGACCACAACCTCGTGCAGTACGTCTTCCATTTCGCCTGTATCTTCGTTGTAGACTTGTTCGCCGGTGGGCTGCATTTCGGTTAGCTCAGGACGCCCATCGGCTAGCACGTACTGGTCAAGCCGTGCCGTGGCCTTGCGGTATTCTTGAAGCTGCCAGTTGAACAGGTTGTTCGCCTTGTTCGTGTCGTGGTTGGCCGAAAAGTCAGTCATGAAAGCGTCGAACTGCCCGTCGCCAAGACGGATGGACTTTTCACGGCGCTGTAACGGCCAAGACCGACGAATGTGTTTCTGCGCTCGACGCTCAAGTTGAACAGGGGTGAGGTACTGGTCGCCTTTGTTTACGAAGATTGTCATGCTCGTACTCCGATTACTGTGTTGCGTGCGCCGGGGTTCGCTACGGTTGGCTTGACGTAGTAGTTGAAACCGTCAAACGTCACTTCATAGTCTTCGGCTGAGCCTTCTCGCTGCAACACGCCATCGTCGTAAACGTGCAGTGGCTTCCAGCCTTTCGGCATGGTGAATGCCACGTCCGTGCCGTCTGAGGTGTAGACGGAGACGTTGTCGAAGTCGGTAGTGTTACCGATTGAGGCCCCCTCGGTCTGCAAACCTATGTATGTGGTTGCGCCCTGCGCTGTGAATGTAAGGGTCTGCAAGCCTGTCCCAAACGAGCTTGTGGCAATATTAAAAGGCGTTCCCTGAGCAGTTCCGGCACCTAGTCTACCGTTATGGCTTCCGGCAGTAACTGTTGCTGAAATTAAGTATGTTTTGCCCTGTTCCGTTGAGATGCTTTGTACCGCAAACCCGTTCGACGCAGCGCTGTTACTAATACGCAGTTGCGTGGACACGACAGACAAAGCAGCCGAGTTACCAGATGTCCACCCACTCGTATCCGTATCAAACGTGCCATTCGTCACCAGATTGTCGAAGTGAAACTGCCGTTCCTCGTAGCCCTGTTGAGCCTTCAGTTCCGTCAGTTGTTCACGGAGGTTTATCGCTGGTTTGCTGATAACTACGCCCATTTATTTGCCCTCCACGACAAGGCCATCTACGGCGCTAATCGCTGCTAGTGATTGATTGTCTGTGCCTGTGTGTTCTTCGACCCGTCGCAGACCTTGGAACACACT